TGTAGCAGGTGCACCAAAAGAAAATGCCAACGGCGCAAAACCTGGTGTATCAACAGGCGGTGAAGAAAAAGGTGGTCAGGCTCCAAAAGCAGGTAATATGGGTGCTACAACAGAACCTAAATTATCTCAAGTAAAAGCAGATCACAGCGACGGTTCTGACTCATCAGCTAAATCACCGGTAGCGAGTAAATAATTATACTCAAGGAGAATAGCAAATGAGTTTTCGTCCATTAACAGAAAGTTTAACTTATGATCAAGCAAAGATCAAAGTTATACATGAAGGCAAAGATGACCAAAAACACTACTATATGGAAGGTGTTTTTATTCAAGGTGGAGTAGTAAACGAAAACAAGCGTGTTTATCCGGTTGAACAAATCCAAAAAGCAGTAGGAACTATCAAAGAGAGATTAAATTCGGGTTACTCAGTAATGGGTGAAGCCGATCATCCTCAAGGTTTACAAATAAACATTGATCGAGTCTCTCACATGATTGAGAATATGTGGATGGATGGTCCAGACGGATTCGGCAAACTAAAAATTATGCCCACGCCAATGGGTAAAATTGTTTCAACTTTGCTTGAAAGCGGATGTAAATTAGGAGTAAGTTCAAGAGGTGCAGGTAACGTAGGTAACGACGGTAAAGTTTCAGATTTTGAAATTGTTACAGTTGATATTGTTGCTCAACCTTCGGCTCCTGATGCATATCCTAAGGCCATATACGAAGGCTTACTAAATATGCATGGCGGCATGGGATTATTAAATCTTAGTCGTGATGCTGTGTATGATCGTAGAGCTGAAAAGCACTTAGCTAACGAGATTACAAAGATAATAACAGAGCTAAGATTAAAATAAGGGAGATTCAGATGGCAAACATTACAGAAATTTTTGGATCCGAAGCACTTTCTGAAGAAGTAAAAATTCAAGTTCAGGAAGCGTGGGAGAAAAAGCTGTCTGAGGCTCGTGAGGAAATCTCTGCAGAACTTCGTGAGGAGTTCGCACAACGTTATGAGAATGATAAATCACAGATTGTAGAAGCTATGGATGGCATGATCACTGATACTTTGAAAAAAGAAGTTAGTGAATTTGCTGAAGACAAGCAAAAACTTGTTTCAGAAAGAGTAGCTTATAAACAAGCAGTTGGTGAACATTCGGGTTTATTAACGAAATTTGTCAATGATGTTCTTGTTAAAGAAGTACATGAACTACATGGTGACAGAGATGCACTCAAAGGTCAATTTACAAACTTAGAAGAGTTTGTAGTCAGACAACTCTCCAAAGAGTTAACTGAATTCGAACAAGATAAAAAAGATCTAGTTGAAAAGAAAGTTCAATTAGTTTCTGAAGGTAAGAAAATTATCGAAGATACTAAATCGGCTTTTATCAAAAGAGCGGCAGATCTTGTAGAAAAAACAGTTGATTCAACACTTAAAAATGAGCTCAATACTCTTAAAGAAGATATTAAAGTTGCTAAAGAAAACAACTTTGGTAGAAAAGTATTTGAGGCGTTTGCAGGTGAATACATGAGTTCTTACCTCAATGAAGGTGGGGAAATTCGTAAGTTGAATGAACAACTTACTGATCAGCAGGAAAAAACCAATAAAATGGAAGGTAGCCTAGCTGAAAAAGATGCTGAAATTGAAACAATGACAACAAAGCTAAGAATAGCTGAAGACAAGATTCAAAGAGAAAGAACACTTAATGAACTTGTTTCGCCATTGTCAAAAGATAAGCGTCAAGTAATGTCAGAGTTATTAGAATCAGTTCAAACTGTAAACTTAAGAAAGCAGTTTGAGAAATATCTACCAGCTGTGTTAAATGAAACTGCAACACCTGAGCAATCAGAAAATGTAGTAATCACTGAACACACAGGCGATAGAGCTGAATCAAATAACAAAGACGAAAATAATGATATCGTTAATATTAAACGACTAGCAGGTCTAAGGAGTTAAACATGACAGACAAAACTATTACAGAGAACTGGGATAATACAAAATCTGCTCTGCTAGAAGGACTTGAAGGTCAAAGAAAAGAAACAATGTCAAGAGTATTAGAAAATACTCAGACATATTTGGCCGAGGCGGCTACAGCAGGTGCAACAGGCGCCGGCAACGTAGCGGCTTTAAACAAGGTTATCCTTCCAGTAATCAGAAGGGTTATGCCTACTGTGATCGCAAACGAAATCGTTGGTGTACAACCAATGACTGGTCCAGTTGGACAAATCCACACATTAAGAGTTAGATACGCTGACTCATTCAACTCAACATCAGGTACTGATACTACAGCAGGCGATGAAGCATTATCACCATTCAAAATTGCTGAAGGTTATTCAGGTTCAGTTGATGACAAAGCGGCTTCAACATCAACATTAGAAGGTGCGGCTGGTAACAGACTAAGCATTCAAGTGTTAAAACAAACTGTTGAAGCTAAAACAAGAAAGCTATCTGCAAGATGGACTTTTGAATCAGCACAAGATGCCAATTCAATGCACGGTCTTGATGTAGAAGCTGAAATTATGGCGGCTCTAGCACAAGAAATTACTGCTGAAATCGATCAAGAAATTTTAGGTTCACTAAATTCTCTAGCAACAGCGGCGGCAACAAACTTTGACATGAACAGTGTAACTGGTACACACACGTATATCGGTGACAAACATGCAGTTTTAGCCATCTTAATTAACAGAGAAGCAAACTTAATTGCACAAAGAACAAGAAGAGGTGCAGGTAACTGGGTGGTTATGTCCCCAACAGCACTTACTGTTCTACAATCAGCGACAACATCAGCGTTCGCAAGAACAACTGAAGGTACATTTGATGCACCAACTAACACTAAATTTGTTGGTACATTAAACGGCTCAATGAGAGTATATGTAAACTCATATGCTTCTGATACAGCTAACGTACTTGTAGGTTACAAAGGCCCAGGTGAAGTAGATGCGGCGGCGTTCTATTGCCCATACATTCCACTAATGAGCTCAGGCGTTGTTATTGATCCAGCGACTTTTGAACCAGTAGTAAGTTTCATGACAAGATATGGTTATGTTGAGTTAAACAACACAGCATCATCACTTGGTAATGCGGCTGACTATATGTCAAAAATCTCAGTAGCAAACTTATCATTTGTGTAATCCACAAACAAGTTAAACATTATAAGCCTCCCAGGAAACTGGGGGGCTTTTTCTTTATTAGTAAAATTTCCACAACTAAATAAATATAGTATAAGGAGTGGAGTATAAATGCCAGCAAAAGTTATTAGAAGATCGTCAGGTACAGTTACATTTGATGCAAATGTTAGTTTTGTAAATGACTTATTAGCAATCAATACAACTGATCTTACAACAACAGACTCTGTGATTACTGTTAACACAGGACAAGGCACAGTGCCAGGATCGGGTTCTGGTATAGAAGTTGAATCAGGTAGTTCTGTAGCAGGAAGTATATTGTATACATCATCTGCTGGAAATGGCACTTGGACATTTTCAGGTGAAGGAACTTCATCAGTTGACTTTAACAATGCTACATTTAATAATTTTTCAATTGGTACAGTTGCTAATTTAGATGTTTCATCAAATTTATCAACACCAGGAGCAAATATAACAGGTGGTTATATAGATTCAACAGCAATTGGCTCTACTACTCCATCAACAGGTTCATTTACAGATTTAACAGCAACAGGTACAGTATCACTTGGTGCACATTCAGGCACATTAACAGGCGATACAACAGGGGTACATACTGGAAATATTCAAGCCGCTAACTCAGATGTAATTTTAAATGTCAGTTCAAGTCCGGCTATGTTAACAGGACAAGTTTCAAGTTTAAATAATCACACAACTACAGATTTATCAGAAGGTACAAATCTTTATTACACAGATACAAGATTTGACAATAGATTAGCAACTAAAACAACAGACAATCTAAATGAAGGCGCAACAAATTTATATTTTACAAATACTAGAGCAGATGCTCGTATTGCCGCGGCAAACTTAACTGATTTAAACAATGTAACTATTACTAGTGCAAACTCGGGAGAATCGCTAGTATGGAATGGCAGTGCTTGGATCAATCAAGCTCAAGCACAAAACACAGTTAACAGTGTAGTTGACACAGACAATTCAACAACAGCCATATCAGGTGCCACACTACAATCAGAAGCGGCATCAGGATTAGCAGTATCTGTTAATCCAGCTAGTAATTCAAATAAAATTTTAATTACAGCACACACAAAATATCAAATACAATCAAGTTCAGGTACAACTGCTTTTTATATTAGATTATATAGAAACAAAGGCCTAGTTGGAGAAACTTTATTAGCAGAAGATACAGTTTATGAATCAGCTAATAATCCAACAATTTATCAAAGTAATTTTAATGTGCATGATACACCTGGTGGCTCAGCAACTTATTCTGTTTATTATGATGCTTCAACAGCCAATGGTACTTTAACACCTAATCCGTCACATTCAGATTCATCAGCATCACAAGGTTACATTTCAGCAACGGAAGTAAGAATAACAAGTTTAGAAATAGTTGAAGATACTACTCCTCAACTTGGTGGCCAATTAGATGCACAAACAAACAAGATTATAAATTTAGGTACACCTATAAACAGCACAGATGCTTCAACAAAGCAATATGTTGATAATCAGATAGCCAACGTTAATATCACAGGAATTAATGATATTGGTGATGTTGACACTACTGGAGCTGTATCAGGATCAGTTTTAAAATATGACGGAGCAAATTGGACTGTAAACTCAGATATTGACACAGGTTTATTAAACATAATTGAAGATACTACTCCTCAATTAGGAGGTCAATTAGATCTTAATTCAAATAATATTACAGGCACTGGTAATATTGATATCACAGGAAATGGTGATTTTGGAGGAGATGTAACAGTTTCTGGTAATTTAACTGTAAGTGGAAGCACAACTACAATTGATGTAACTCAGTTAGAAGTTGATGATCCAATGATTTATTTGAATCGAAATGCCGGCAATGCTGGTAATAACACAGTTGATAGTGGTATATTAATTGAAAGAGGTAGTACTGAAGATCATGCTGGTATGATTTGGCAAGAATCTTCAGACACATTTAAATTTTTTACATCAAATGCAATTACTAGTTTAACAACACTAGTTTCAAATATTTCTTTAGCAAACATTGAGGCTAATGTTGCAACTGTAACTGCAACAACGGCTCAATATGCTGACTTGGCTGAGCTTTATACAACAGATGCTGAATATTCAAGAGGTACAGTTCTTGTGTTTGGTGGAGATGCAGAAGTAACAGCGTCAACACAACGAATGGATCATAGAGTGGCCGGAGTGGTTTCACATGAACCAGCATACTTAATGAACAGTTGTGAAGAAGGCATGACGGTACCAGTAGCATTAAGAGGTAAAGTTCCTGTTCTTGTCAAAGGACCAGTAGCAAAAGGCGACTTGATTGTGACCAGTGACGAATCAGGAGTTGCCGAAGCACATGACGGCATTTGTAATTCAGTTTTTGTAATTGGTAAATCTTTAGAAGACGATGAAACAGAAAATTTAATTAGATTAATATACTGTGTAATTTAGTCGTACTTAAATTTTTTATCGCTATATTTTATTTGATATTCTAAAAAAATAGCACTCCATTTTTTCATATCTTGTTTCATTTCTTGTGTATGATAGTATGTCATTGGAAAAGAAAAAAATTCAAATGTTTTTTTAGTTTGAATATATCTTTTTTCTAATTCGTTTAATGATTTAAGATCTGATTTAATATCTTGTATTAATTTTTCAATAAACTCTCTATCTTTAATTTTGCTAATAACAAATTTATGATCAGCATTATCTTTATCGTAAATAATATCAATTTCTTGTATTTCAAAATATAAAGCTCGCACTGGATTTATATTTTTATGATATTTTTTTAAAACAGAAGGAAAAATATATTTTCTATCACATGTTTTTAAGTTGTTTGTTATAGTATAATAAATATCTTCTAAATCGTATCTTAGTTGCAGATCAAGTTCTGCAGAATTGTTTATATGTTTCTGAAAAGCAGACACAATAAGTTTGTAATATTCTCTAACATCGTTTCTTGATAGGTTTGAAAAAAAGTCATAGAACTTCTGTTTTGAAATACCGTTTTTATCTAAATATGATGCAAGATCTTTATTTACAGTTTGATTCTTTTCAAACTGTTGAAAACCTTCAATTAATTTAATTTGATGTATATGATATACTTTGCCCATAACTGTATTTAATTTTGGTCAAGTATCTTATAAAGTTTTTTTATATTGTCGTTATTACCTAGTGTAATTTTAGCACCGTTGTGCAACGGTTTAGGATAATGACCAATCTTTACCCAAGCATAGCCATTGCTTTCATTATTTAATGTTGGAATAAATTCTTTGGGTGTAACAATGACGTATGTATAGTATTTAAAACCGTTGTCTTTTGATTGAAAAGTATCTAAAGGATTTAATTTTTCCATAGGTGGAACAAATCCCATTTCTTCTTTTAACTCTCGTCTCAAAGCATCTAGTGGTAATTCATTCTTTTCAATTTTGCCACCCCAGAAGCTCCATGTGTTTGGATAAGAAACTTCTTCGCTTCTTAAGTTAAGTAAAATTCTTTTTGTATCTTTTGCAATAAATGTTGTTCCGACCGCAGTGTACATAATATTCCTTTTTTGTTATTGTACAATATTTCATGTCTATGGTGCAAGTTCTAATTTCCAGTATCCTCGATTATATTGTCCTCTGTGACTATCAATCCATTGTGATCCGGTCCATTTATATTGTATGCCTGTTGTTGTGTTTGTGACGTATTCAGCACTAGTGGTTTCAGATGCATCAAATACTCTAACCCATGTTCCGTTGTTATATTCGATGATATCATTTTCTTCACAAGTAAAAGACCCAAAACCAGTGTGTCCTGCAACTATTGGATTAACAACTAGATATCTCTGACCGCTCATAGCCAGTGGTAATGTATTACCTGGATATGTAACTTCAGGATCAATTATTTTATCTATAGCAGATTGTGTATTTGATGGTAGTGTGCTAGTATCTAATGTGAATAATAGTTTGTTTGTTTCTGTAGGATGATATGCTAAAGTACCATATATTAAATCACTAGTTGATTCTACATCATCAGAATGATTTAATATTAGTTTTGATATGCCATCTTGTAATTGACCATATACATCTAAAAATTCTTTCCAGCTTTCATTTTCATTAGCACCGTAGGCACCTAATAAAGTAACCTCGTTACCACTAATTGATATCTGTGCATTTTCTGGTGTAATAATTTGTGTTGATATTTGTCCTGGAAATTGTTCAAAAAAGTCAATAAATCTAGGATCATAATCTAAATCATCAATTGATTCTGTGCTGTTTACTCTTGCAACAATCTGTTTAATAATTGATTGTTTTTTAACTTTTGCTGGAGGATTAATCCAGATAGGTAAACTAAAAGTTAAAGTTGCAACATCAAGTTGCGTGTCTACGCCTTGCGGAACAGCTCTTGAACTCCAATTGATATCAATTAATTCTACGTTAGTAATATTAGTCCAATCTAAAGGGTTATCGTTTGATTGCAGTTCTACAGCAGGATTAAACAGTGTAAGAATCTGTTCTAGCAGTTGCATTTTTTGATCTGTGTTAGAACACCATATGTCAATGGCCATGTTTAAATTATACGGCACCGGCATAAATCGTTCAACAGTATAAGTGTTACCAATTTCATGTAAGTATGATTCATTAGCACTATCATATTTTCTTTCTGACACTTGTACTTTATCTACTAGTCTAGGATCTTGCAACCTATCTCTAGCAAGTTGTAAGTTTGCAATGTAAACAGACATAAACGGTGCTGAGTTCATAACATTTTCTGAATTATGTCTTTGCAAATGCGAAACCATTCTTGATGCATCAGCATATCTTACTGGAACTCTAATAAAAGATTCACTATCAGAATTATCTTTTTTTCCAACTTGAATAGAAAAATTATCAAAAATTCTGATAAACTGTAAGATATATCTTCTTATCTGTTGATCGTACCAATAATCCATATTAATCAGCCACCTGTGTATTTTTACCTTTTAGAGATTTTTTTAAAATCTTTTTATAGGTCATTTTCATTTTTTTCTTATCATCTTGCAAACAAGATGACAAATATTCGTTAATTAGTTTTATAGTTTTCATTTTAATCCGCCTTGGGTGGTATCACCTTACTTAAATTCTGTTTCTCTTGTCCATCGTCAGTTACTGATGAAGATGAAGTATTGTTAATAAAACTATCAAGACCCTTATTACTTGATGTATATAGACCTCTTAAATTATCTGAAATTTTGATAAATCTTGATCCTTCTTTTCTAAATAATCTACTTGGGTGATAGTCAGTACGTAAAACATAATCACCTTCTTGCAAAGAACTTGGAAAACTGTTTCCGGTATGAGCAATTGAAATAGTTTTACCTGGTGTTCCGTCTTGTGCTTTTGGATTAACTTTGTGCATATCTTCCTTAGACACATATAAATGACCAACATCTACTCCTTTTGTTGGAACATGTCTTTCTGCTTCGTTAATTACAGCATCATTAATATTAATTTCTGACTGGTAAGTTGAAATAATATTTTTTAAATCATCAGCGTTTTCACCACTGCCAAGTATATCTCTAAATTCTTGTGTATCTTGCATTGCAGTTGCTTTGCATCTCCATACATGCGGCCACCATCCTGGGTCGTATCCTTCTTGTCCTCTAGCAGTATCTTCTACAACATAAAATTTATTAATAGCTAAGTTCTGTGAAGGTGTAAATGAAGATACTGTCTCTGTTGCAGTGCTTGTTTCACCAGTAATAGTTTCGTTAACACTAAACAAACCATCTGTTGTAATTCTTAATGTTTTAGCATTGTGATTATATTCAATAACAGTACCAACTGTACCTGATGTTCCGCCAGTGATAGTTTCCCCTTTTCTAAATTTTTTTGTTGGCTTGTTAGATAGTGTTATCATAGCCGCTTCTAATCTTAGATCATCTCGTAAGTGTGGTAATTCAAAAACATCACCTGGCATAATCTTTCTGCCAAGGCTTTCAATCATGCTGTTTAAATGAAACGTGATATAAATTACATCACTGGTTTGAAATAATCCAAATTGTGTTAAATCAAAATCTTGATCATTAAGAGAATAACTTCCTCTCAAATCGTATACATCTGTATCATATTTTCTATCACGGTTTTCTAAAAACAATAAATCTTGTATATTAGCAGGTCCAACTGTGCTATTCTTTGGCTGATCATGTGAAATACTGTCTGTATTCACGTGGGGACCTAGGTATTTGTGTACAAATACCCCCGTACCGCCTGCATACAGGTGTTCTTTTACTACACGATCAATTAATTTGTAGTCGTTACCTTTATCTGGTTTCCATAAGCTAATTCTTGGCATATCTAATCCTTGTAAAAGTATTTATTGTATTTGTCTCTTTATATAAATAGTATTAACATGGCAACAAAGAAAACAAACAGACAAGAGCTTATAACAGATATTCGTAACATCTTGGGCGATGGTATGGTAGATGTCGAGCTGGATCCAAAGCACTATGATCAGGCTATTGATCTTGCAGTTGACAAATATAGGCAAAAAAGTTCAAATTCCACCGAAGAAGCGTATATTCATTTAGAATTACAGCCAGATGTGCAAGAATATACACTTGCATCTGAAGTAATTGAAGTTAGAGAAATATTTAGAAGATCTGTAGCAGGGTCATCAAGTTCAGTAGATTTAGATCCATTTGAACTAGCATACACTAATCTTTACTTTTTACAAGGTGGAAGAATTGGCGGATTACTAACATGGGACGCTTTTGCTCAATACCAAGAAACAGTTAAACGACTATTTGGTGGATATTTAAACTTTAAATATGTCACAGAAAAGCATAAACTAATATTAATGCGAAGACCTAGACAAAAAGAAAATGTATTATTACAAGTTTATATGGAAAAACCAGTTGAAACTTTGATTGATCAAAGATACAGCAGACCTTGGATAAGAGATTATGCTCTTGCACAATGTAAAATGATGTTAGGCCAAGCATACAGCAAATACAGTACACTACCAGGTGCCGCTGGAGGAGTTTCATTAAATGGTGCAGATTTAAAAAATGAAGCACAAACATCTATAGAAAAACTTGAAAGAGAAATTGAAACTTATGGTACTGGCGAAGATCCGTTAACTTTTGTTATTGGATAAAATCTAAAAAATCTCTTGACGAAATATAAATTTACTGTTAATATAAACTTATG